TGGCAAACAAGTTCTTCATCGCCTGCCATAAATCTAATCCCTTAACAGCCTTATAATTCTCGTTAATGCTCATTACCTCAATGCTTACAAGAATTAATGATAGGACTTTGGTCAACATTAATTCTACTGAAAAAAATTGCTTAATAATATCGTTCATTATAAAATGATCAATCAAAAAGAATGTAAACAATGTTACCTGATATAATGCCATTTTAGAAACTACGGCAGATAATCCTCTAGATGTTATTGGAACTTTATTTTTTTTAGACTTCCATATACCAGTTACTGTATCTAATAATATGACAAATCCAATAAGCATTGAAAGTCCAAATATTGGCATAAAAAAAGTTGTAAGTGTCATCAAAATCTGAGGAAAAAATTTTTTAAATGATGCAAATAATACTATTAGTTGTGTTCTCATGGAATTGGTGTGATACTTTTTTTAATAACTTTTACTATAACATATATCAAAATAATAATAAATAATATACCTCCTAATACCGCAAAAAAATTAACCCACCATGGTATGTACTTTATGCGCTCTGGTTTTAATGTCTTGGTTACAAGTTTTGTCCTATATACCGTATTACCTTTGATTGTTCTATAAATAGTATCCGTCTTAGCAATTACTTTGTATTTATTATCTCTTATTCTAGATTGTAACTTGATGATAGTACCGTCTTTTTCAGCTAATCTAGATGCATAAACATTACCCAATGAATCACAGAATAATGTATCTTCTATATATACAGTTTCACCAGGAATATTGATTGTTGTATCTCTGTATTGAGTGACCGTTACAACACTATCTTTCTGTGTACATAAAGGACAATACTTTGCCAATCTCTTTTCTAAAGAGCATGAAAATAGAAATAAAAATATAAATGATGCGAGTATATATTTCATACTCACAAAGATAACTATTTTAATTGATAGTATATTTCCATTGTGTTATCTACTAGAATAATACCCTTATCAGTTTCCACATGGAGCTGAGTATCACTAATCACTTCAATAGGACCTGTGATGGTATATTCAATATCATTATGTGTGAATGTTATCATGAATTAAATACTTGATATTTTATACAAGTAGCAGAGTCAGTAGAAGTAACATGTTGTATGGTTACTAATAGATAATAATTTGTTGATGCAACTATTGTAAATGTAGATGCTGTGAATGCAGATAAGTCATTAGCTGATGCAGTACCTGATGGGTAATAATACATAGAGGTTCCATTCACATAAAAATCTCTCCAAAAATGCTGAAATGTAGCTGCTGTAGTCATTGATGCAGCTGTAGCTAATAATGTGGCTCCTGTCAAGTTATTAGCTGTATTAATATATAACCTTACAGTAGTAGCTGTTGAACCTGTTGTTTTATACAATTTAGCTCTAAATTGTAGTGTGGTTAAATTCGCAAAATAAACAGAATTAAATAATAAAGATGCACTTACTGTATTAACAGTGGTCCCTGTTACTGCTGATCCATATTGAAATCCTGCTTGAATAAATGGGGATGCTGTTATATTTATATTTCCACTACCAAGTAATGAGTTACCATTAACTGTTTTAATAGATGTGCCACTCACTAAGGTAGGCTGTACTGCTACATCACCACTACCTAATAATGAGGTAGAGTTAACTGTTTTAATAGATGTGCCACTCACTAATGTTGGTTGTACAGATATGTTACCACTACCCAATAAAGATGTTGAGTTTACTGTTTTAATGTTAGTGCCACTTACCAATGTATCCTGTATTCCAGCATTTGATAATGATTTATTTTGCCACAAATCAGTTGCTAGATCATATTGTAGTAGATCATTATCAGCAAGTCCAGATATCTGAACGTCATGAAGCTCATCTAATTCGTATCCGTTCTGTACCCTAACATACATTCTTCCAGCACTTCCATTACTTGCTGTAGTTACAAATCCTAAATAAACCAAGTGATTTGGAGCGTAAGGCTTGATATTAGTAATTGATCCTGCTGTTGCACCTAAGTACACAGGATCACCATCAGCCCATGTTGACGTTGGAAGAATACTTAATCCGTCAAGCTGACCATTAAGTATAATAAATCCCTTCTGGTTAGCTCCAATTGATGTAGACAATACTAGACCTACCGTTTGAGCTGAAGTAGCGTCAGACGTATTATACGCAAGCTTAACCTTAAGTCTATCACCCTGTCCTCCAAACGCATATACAGGCTGACCCTTAGTTATTGTTATAGCCTCTGAATTTGTTACGTATGCTAATAAAGTATTTGGTGACGTACCTATAACTTGAAAAACATTTAATGTTGAGTTGTATACACAAAGCATTTCTGCTCCATTTTGAATATCACCACCTATAAGTTCTCCGTCATTATTTCTGTATAATGCTACGGCTCCAAGTCCATTAATATTTAATGTTGAACCTGTAGTATTTCCATTAGTAAATCTAACTAGATATGCGTCACCATCAGCATAAGAAGTTGCACCAGTAATGGCAACTGTATACGTGTCGGTCCCACTTGCTATACCATGTGGTATACCGCTAGATCCACCTGTAGAAAGAACCTTTGGCCTTCCGTCAGATCCGTTTACCTGTAGACCGTTTGGCCCATATATGTACCCATTTCCATCAGTTACTTGCATCTTAAGAACGATAAATTTGGACCTTCTTCTCCGCTAATTATAAATGTGGTTGATGCGTCAGTAGTTACTGCCGATAGATAGTCTCCTGCATTTAATATGTATACCATGTCATCGGTAACTGTGTCACCATGAGACAAAGATATTGTATATATCTCTACAGTAGTTGCTGTAGATGCAACGTACTTGCTTAGCGTAATGTCATAGTTTGATACAGCATTAGAGAATCTTATATAGTTTATTGCGCAGACATTTTGAGGTCTACACTGATATAGTGTTGTGCTTGTTAGGCCAACAGATCCTTCGTTGCTAATGAGTGACATACTACCAAAGAGCTACGATTCTTGAAGCTGTTGTGTCAGTAGCAAATACTTGTACTACTTGAATTGGTAATACAGCCCCTGTAGGTACGTTAAAGAATATAACGTCATCACCTCCAGCCGTTAATACCCTTACGTCTCCACCAATTCCTACATAAAGCACACATGGCCATGTTTCGGTAGGATATCCTACGTATGGTATCTTGTTAGTGTCATCTGGAGTTACTACCTCAGCTCTTCCTTGTTGTAATTTTTGATATGCCATTTTTAGTTATTTTTTTGCACTTTTACCATTAGCTCCGTTCCTACCCCTATTGATAGAAGGAGACTCAAGTACAAATTTACCATTTTTTTTCATACTAACATCAGGCCCACCCTTTCCGTCAATTCCTCTCTTTCTTCTCTCCTTGGTGTGCTCTGCTCTATACTTCTTCTCAGACTCGCTCTTGTTAAGCTCCCTCTGATACTCTCTCCTCTTCTCCGCTGCTGTTGGGTTTGCTGCGTAGTACTTCGATGTCTTGCTCTGTCCCATAAAATATCTTATTAATTAATAGGTTTGGATTGTTTAACATTTCTTTTCTTTCGTTGCATCCGCAATCTTCTCCAGCAACTGCTTTTACAACTTTCTCAATTCCAGTGGCCTTTGTTATTGCGTGAACAGTATCTCCAAAGCCATAATGCTTTTTAATTATAATCATTTCCTATACTTTGCTGTTTTCTTTGCAATACCCTTTGGTTGATCAACAACACTACCAGTGCCACCTCCCATTCTCTTTGCCCTTGTAGTTGCAGCATACTCAGATGAACTCAACGCCTCAATAGCCTTTTTAGGAAGGTATCTCTCTCCAGTCTCCTTGCTAGGCTTACCACTCTTAGTAGTCCATTCTTGCTTTGTCCACTTAGACAGGCTATTTGAATCAGATTTCTTTCCTACATATTTACCTCCAGCTTCTTTATATTTGGCTACAGCTATCTGTGCCTTTCTAGCTGACCACTGACCTGCATCACCGCCCTTTGTGCCTGACTTAACGCTAGACACTATCCTACTCCAAAGCTCTGGATTTTTTTTCTTTGCTACGGACATTTTAAGAACCTTTAACCCATTTCTTACTTGGAGATGCAGTCTTGCTTGGGCTCCACT